CAAATACGTTCAAAAAAGTCATTGACAGGTTGATGTGGGCGCAAGTTGCCCCGGCACCAAACGCCAGCGCTGCGGCTACCTCGGTGGTATCTGACTTGCGTTCGGGGGTGTCACGCAATCCGTTTGTCTACAACCTGATCAGCGCCACGGTGCTGAACAGATACAACATCGTTACTAAATCTTGGAACTTTGTTCAGTCTCCAGCATTGGCCGGCACTTTTGGCGCTGGTTCGGCAATGGCTTTTGCGCCGTCGCTTGGACTGGTTGGAACCATTGCTGCTGGCTCGACGACGATTAAAGTTACATTGTCCACCGCGTTACCAACGGCTGTCGGCCTCAATATGCTGGCAAACCGTGGCGGCTCGGGAGAGTACGGGTTCAAGCTGCGCATCATTGATACCGTTGCTGGCAAGACAGAAGAACGCTATATCGATGCCAACACGGCTGGCACCACACCAACGATTCATGTTATTTCGGCGTTTTCATTTACTCCATCGACGGGTGCACGGTACGAAATTATTGCTGGTCGTGTTTTCATGCTGTCTGCTGGCACTATGGCATCCAATGCTTGGCGGTCGTTTGAGGTAGCATCCAACACGCTGTCTACTGGCTTGAGTATTACCGGGTTGCCTGCGTCGGTTACTACAGACAGCTCAATTATGGTGCTGGATGAGCAATACGTACCCTACGATTGCACACCCGGCGAAGGCATGATTAAAGGTGCGTTTGTCTACGACACTGGCCTTGAAACACGCTCCGCCCTGACGGCTACAGCCTCTGGTGCAAGCACACTGACCGGCCAAGCTACCAATGGTGATTCCGTAGTGGCAGCCAATGAGTTCCGTAATTTCCAGATCAGGATTGTGCAAGACACGGTGACACCTGCGGCAGTTGGTCAGCGCCGAGTCATTGCCAGCCACACAGCAGGCCCAAGCCCTGTGTACACCACCGGTACGGCATGGACAACTCAGCCTTCATCGTCTGCCAAGTACGTCATTGAGTTGCCAAACCTGATGCTCGTGCGGTCAACTGCAACAACTACGGTTTACACGTACAACTATTCTGACGCCACCATCAACAACGGCACCAACAGCATTTTGACCAACGCTTGGTCAACCACCTATTTTGGCGTGGCCCCGGCTGCTAATGCGTCGGGCGGTATGTGGGCACCTAGCTGGGGTATCAAGCCCGGTGTTGCTCGCAATGCTCGTCAATCGTTCTGCTACTTTTTTAGGGGTGCATCAGCTACGCTGGATGTGCTGGATATTGCAGGCAGCATTACAGGGACGTGGACGGGTGCAATTGTTTACGACGGCGCAGTAACACTGACAGTTGGCACTTGTGGAGCATACGCACCGTTTGACCAAGAAGGCAGAATGTTCTATATGAACGTATACGTTGCCTCCGTAGTTAATCAACTGTACCGCTTTGACGTACAAAACCGGGTGTTGAGTCCATTTACTCCGACCGACTTTTTGCAGTCAGGCACGGCGGCACTTGGTCAACGGATGGCCGCGTACTGCGCAAATGACGGCACGGACACTTACGATGTAATTCTGCTGCAATCGCACTTGTCCACAGTTGCTCAAGAAATGGTGGTACTGGTATGAAGATGCAAGAACTGGTCACCCTGATGGCCAATAAACTGGCCTATCTGAACAACGCTAAATCAACCGCTATGGCGTCAGGAGACCTTGAGGCGGTGCTGAGACTTGAAGGAGAGATCAGCGAGACCCAGGCCACCATTGATGCCCTGCAAACCCTGATGTAACGTGTTTTTAACGCTTCTCCAGTCACGTAGCGTACCCCCGCCGCCACCGCCACCGCCGGTTATTGATGGTGGAGGATCATCTGCCAAGCGCAGTAGAAAGGGATGGGGGCGAGAGCGTGCGATATATGAAGCCAGTTTGCTCAAAGAACTGGACAGCAAGACATCAAGCATCGCGGAACTGGAGCAGATCAGGCAGGCACTAGCAAAGCACACGCAATCGCAGCGCCTGGCACGCAAGCTGGTGAACTACGATGGCGATCTGGAAGAACTGGCCGGCCTGCAAAAAGAGCTGGCGAAACTGCAAGTAACCTACAAAAACAAGGCAGAGCAAAGCAAGGAACTGCAAGAGGCATCAGCAGCACTTAGCGCTTTCTTGCTGGACGAGGAAGACACGATCACCGCACTGATGGCCATGCAAGAGTTTGAAGCGCGGCAGATACTGGCAGTGCTTGGCATCAATATCCATTAGCGGCATCCACCCAGCCGACTTTGGGTGAGTTTGAAGGAAGACGATGGAAAACGAAGTTGTGATTGAAGACGAGCAAGAAGTAGACGAGCCAGTAGAGGCTGTTGAAGCAGAGGAACCGGACGAGGTTGTCGTCAGCATTGGCGAGGAAGAACCGCAGCAGCAAGAAGAACCGGCCCATGCGCCTGAGTGGGTGCGTGAACTCCGCAAGACCAATCGTGAACTGAAGCGGCAGAATCAAGAACTGCAAGGCCGGCTGCAACAAACAACACCAGTTCAACAAGTTGTCCAGCTTGGCAAGAAACCGACACTTGAAGATCACGACTACGACGCCGAAAAGTTTGAGCAGTCTTTGGAAAGCTGGTACGACCGAAAGCGCCAGGTTGAGGAGCAGCAAGCACGGCAAGATGCTGAACTGACAAACCAAAATCGCGCCTGGCAGTCAAAGCTGGACAACTATACAAAGGCAAAAGCTGAATTGCGTGTGAAAGACTTTGAGGATGCCGAGGCGGTAGCGCAGGAACTGTTTTCCGTGACCCAGCAAGGCGTAATGCTCCAAGGTGCAGATAACCCTGCCCTAGTGGTCTATGCGCTTGGCAGGAACCCCAAGAAAGCCAAAGAACTGGCAGAAATCAAAGACCCGGTGAAGTTCGCTTTTGCTGTGGCCAAATTGGAAAAAGACATGAAAGTAACAAATCGCAAGTCTGCACCACCACCTGAACGAGTAGTTACAGGCACTGGCCGGGTATCTGGCGCAGTTGATTCAACGCTTGAACGACTACGCGAAGAAGCCGCCAGAACAGGCAACATGACCAAAGTTATACAATACAAACGCCAAAAAAAGGCATAATGCGCAAAACGGGTATCGCTAACCCATAAAAATAGCAGTTGAATGGCCCCCGCCAGCCCATTGGTGAGTAAGGAAAGTGGCAGTAATGCCGTGTTTTTTATTCAACCAATGGAGCTTTACAAATGGCAAATTCATTCAGCAAGGAAGAGCGCGTAGCCTTCGAAGACATTCTTGAAGGTTTCCAAGACCTTCTGGTTCTTTCCCGTCACGTTTCGGTCTACAACACCGATTCGACCATGATGGAACGGGCAAACAACACGATCTGGCGTCCGATGCCCTACATCGCGCAGTCAATCCCCACGACCCCTGGCACGACCATCGCCGGCAGTTACCAGAACATGACGCAGCTGTCTGTTCCCAGCACACTGGGTTTCTCTCAGACCGTGCCGTGGCAAATGACCACCCTGGATCTGCGCGATGCACTGCAAGAAGGCCGTTTGGGTCAGTCTGCCAAACAAAAGCTGGCATCAGACATCAATGTGGCCATCATGAACACCGCTGCCGCACAAGGTACGCTGGTGGTGCCGATTGCTACCGCTGCTGGTGACTACGATGACGTGAGCCTGTGCGACACGATTATGAACGAGCAAGGCGTGCCTGATTACGATCGCTTCCTGGGTCTGTCCAGCCGCGATTACAACGGTCTGGCCGGCAACCTGTCGCAAGCCTCGCGTTCGTTTGGTAACCCCAAGTCCGACAAGGCCTATGAGCGTTCGTTTGTTGGCATGGTTGCAGGTTTCAACACCTACAAGTTCGACTACGCCAACCGCATCGCTGCGGCTGGCGGTGGTACAACGACCATTGCAACCAATGGCGCACAGGCTGACTACGTGCCACAGGCCACTTCCACATCCGTGGGCGGTCAGATCAACGTCGACAACCGTTACCAGACCGTTACCGTGTCTAACTCTGTTGGCGTGGTTGCTGGCGATTGTTTCACCATCGATGGCGTCGAAGCCGTGCATCACATCACCAAGGAATCGACTGGCGAACTGAAAACCTTCCGGGTTATCAGCGTGCCGGCCGGTGGCGTGACGCTTGTGATCAGTCCTCCCATCATTGGCGCAACGAATGCTCCGACCGATGCAGAGCTGCAATACAAGAACGTGGAAGTTGTCACCGAGTCGGCAACCGCAGCTATTAACTGGCTCAACACTGCCGCATCTGCGATCAACGTGTTCTGGCAAAAAGATGCTCTGGAAATCCTGCCAGGCCGCTACGCTGTCCCATCCGATGCCGGAACCGCAGTGATGCGTGCCAGCACCGACCAGGGCGTCGAGTTGGTCATGCAGAAGTTCTACGACATCGACAGCATGACCATCAAGTACCGTCTGGACACGCTGTTCGGCGTGGTCAACAAGCAGCCTGAAATGTCTGGTATCTTGTTGTTCAACCAGCCTTAATCGGCAATAGGATCGGGGGGCTTTGGCCCCCCTTTCTTCATAGGAGTGTTTCAATGCCATTGACCAAGGGTTACTCAAAGAAATCAATTGGCAAAAACATTGCCAAAGAAATCAAAGCAGGAATGCCCCAGAAGCAAGCAATTGCTGTGGCGCTATCCACGGCTAGGAAAGCTGCTGAAATGGCTGGAAAGCCCGGCAAAGCCCCTGCAAAGGCCAAGAAATGAAAGCTGGTCTTTACGCCAACATCAATGCCAAGCGCGAACGCATTGCAGCAGGCAGCAAAGAGAAGATGCGCAAGCCTGGAGCCAAAGGCGCACCAAGCAAATCCGACTTTGTAGC